CGTTGTCTTGCGGCAGGATCGGGATAAACGCAAATCTGCCGTGACGGATACCTCGTCTTGATCTCATCGACTATCTCATCCGTGTTGCTGCCGTAGATAACAATTTCATCCATGATCTTTAGAGTGGAGCCTTCACGAATTGCCACAACAGCCGACATCGGATCAAGGTTAAAGTCCATGCCGATGTGTAGCATTGAGCCATCGTCCGTGATCTTGCTAATAGATTCCGTCCTGTCAAAGTTGTAGTAAATAATTCCCTGATAATTGACGAATTGAGCATTATATTCCTGATTGAAGGTGCGTTCATCTAAGTCTCGCTTGGCTGCTTCAATCTCTTCTGATGTGACTTGTCCGCCATCAATGGTTGTGTACTGGAAGGATTGCCAATCAGTATTTCCGTCTGCACCTCGTGTCCACAAATCATAAAAGTGATTGCGTCCTTTGGGCGTACCAATGAATAAGGCTGATCCTTGTCGATCTGATAGAGAAGGTCTAATAACTTCATACCAAGCCTCTGGCCTCATATCTGCAAATTCATCGAGAACTACAAAGTCCAGGCTACGTCCACGCAAGTTGTCTGGTTTCTCTGCGCCCTTTAAAGCAATAGTTGATCCGTTGATGAGCGTTAGTGTCAGTGCTGTCTCGTTACTTTTACGAATCCATTCTGGTGCGACATGAGAAATCAGCATATCCCATGCGATCTCTTTTGCTGCTTTATAGGTTGGAGCTACGTACCAACAATGGCTATCTGGATTTGGTACTGCTACATCAATCAGTTCACAGATCGATAGAAATGTTTTACCAAATCGCCTACCTGCTACAACTACTCGAAACCGTTCTTTACTATCAAAGACATCACACTGAGGTCTAGTTAGTGTCGTCATTCGCTGATGGCCTTTTGTATGCAGGAATGCTTGAGTTCTGTGTCGGAGCCTCTGACCATCCGGCCCGAGTTTTGAGGAAAAACAGAATGCAAGTTGGATTGCCTTGGCGACATTGATCTAACAAATGCCCTACAACCTCATCAATTTGTTGAACTTTTCCGCTTTTATAAGCCTCAAGAACTTCTGGCTGTCGCTTCTCTATTTCTCGGAATGTATTTTCAGAAATATTAAAATAATCAGCGAGTTGCGCTTTCGTTAGACGCGCAGACAGTTCTTTGACCTGTTTGATTTGAGCCTCAGAAAATACGATTGGCGGTCTGCCATTAGGTTTCTTCTTAGGCACTGCCATTCTTGAGTTCCTCTACATAGCGATTCCAAAACCATTGTGCTTTCTGGGCATCCTCTACTGGATTGCCATGCTTATGGTTCACACGCCAGTTGTACTTCATGTGTGTGAGACGTAGGTAACCTAGGAATTCTTCGCGTGAGGAACACGCTTTCATGGCATCAATGCATTCAATGCTGCCTTGCGTGTAATGACTTGGATGATTGACCGAATCTGACATCGTGTTTAGCTCCACCAGGTTACCTGCCTGTCCAGTGGAACTAATTATATCACGATTGCTGTTTGTAGTAGATTTCTGCGATTACTTTGCCGTACTTAGGCTTAACATCAATCCAGTTCATCAAATATCGAGGCTTCTTATTGATCGGATTGCATACCCAAAATAATTTCTTGTACCTAACGATCTGAAGGCTGTCAGTGTACCTATCAGGCTGCCTATTGATGATGAACCGTCTACGATGAAGAAGTGTCTTTGCATAATCCAGAGCTTCCATCGGGTCTGTAAAGTTCCGCATTTACTTTATCCAGTTGATCGTCTTGATATTCGTCTAACCAGGTGATGTCGCCACAATGCTTGCACCAGAAGAACTCTGTGCATTTATCTCCACAATGCGGGCATTTTTGTGACTGTGCTATTTCAGCAGCTTCATGCAGGTCTACCATTGCTTCCACACCTCTTTGTCTGACTTGAAGAACCTGCGAGGATACAGCCGAATACCGAATACACGATACAAAGCCCAATCGACTAATGCTGATAAAATCAATGTGAAGATAAAGAATGCTGCGAAAAACGCGATTAAGAATAATGTGTCCATGACTCGCTCCTTTAGTTAAGTAGGCCAATTATTATACTTCTGCGGCCTATTCTATATTAGACATTGGTCTAACTCGCTAACTGCTCGACTCGCGCCTTGGCTAATCGATAACGCTTGTAGTCAGAATGAGTCAGATACTTGCCTTCACGCTTCTCTTGTTCGTACAAAGTGATAACGATATTGTCCTCTAACTCTGTTTTGCGTAATTTTAACTTTGCATCGTAAGTGCTTGTAAACTCACCAGAAAACAGTTCGCCTTGCGGCAGACCTAACGCCTCCACAACGTCAGAACCTCTAGCACCGCATGAGAAGCAGTGTGCGAGAACCTTTCCGTCATCTGTTTCTGTGATCGTCATTGATGGGTTCTTATCGTTATGTACTGGACAGCAAGCCATATAGCCACGCTGAGTTTTGCGAACCTTAGACAGCTTCGCCAAGATAGTTTCGAGACTCATATTTGTATTTTCCCTTTGCGTATTTGATATTTTGGTGTTGGATAAATTTACGGACATCTTCTGATACCGCTAGAGCCAACACTGGTTTCGTCTGATTAGGCCACTCGCCAAATTTGGCTTTGAACTTATGGTTAGCCCAACCTTCAGATTTACCTTTCTGGTGTGCATACAAGTATAACTCACCCAACCACTCTGCTTTTCGCTCAGGCGAATAAAGATTATTGTCCAATTTTTTAAGTATTTGATCGTCAGTCTTAATGCGTTCCTGCATGGGTATCTCGTAACCACACTCACACTTGATGCCGACAAACTGGCGTGTGCATTGTGGACACTCCTTGATCTTAGGTTCTTTCTTCTCCTTCTTGATCTGGTTGCGCTCGTTGAACCTGTGCGATCCGTCATCGAGCAAGTCAGGGATAATATCTTCTGCGAATCCATGACGCTGTGCATTACCCGCATGATCCAGATAGATTGCGTATTCTTTGCTTTCATGCAATCGCATTACCCGTCCTGCGCGTTGAACGTAGCTTATAAGCGAACTGGTTGGGTAACAGTCAATCAAACATCTAACAGATGGTGCGTCATAACCCGTATTCAACAAGCGTGAACAACTGAGAATTTTGTATTCGCCTCTGTCGTGCGCCTCATAGATGATCTGGCGTTCTTCATCGTCCATATAACCGTCAATGTGGACAGCAGGAATCCCTGCGAGATTGAACTTCTCAACCAGGTACTTGGAATGCTTGATCGATGGGCTGAATGCGATTGTCTGGCTATTCTCGCCATGCTGCATCCAGTTGTAGATGATGTCGCCTACAAGCGTCTTGTCATCCTCGTAGACCTTGCCTAGTGAATCTGGATCGTAATCTGATCCTCCAGTTCTAATTCTTCTTCGTCCAACATTAGATAAGTCAGGACGTTTACCACCGTAATAGTGGATTGGGCATAGGTATCCCTTGTCCAGAAGTTCGCGTGGAGTGATCGGAAGAATGAGATCGTCATAGTGTACTCCGAGACCTCTTGAATAAGGTGTGGCTGATAATCCGATCCAGACATTGTTATCTAGCTCCTGCATCAACTTAGTAACTGTCTCATAGTGTGTATGACACTCATCTACGATGGCAATATCAAAGTTCGTGTACTTGCGTCTAGCGAGCGTCTGGACACTTGCGATCTGAATTGGTGCGCGTGGATCATTCAGTTCATGTGATCCTTGCATGACTCCGAATGGCATCTGATGGTCTGTAAATGACTCAAGTGTCTGCTGTACTAGCTTCACTCGATCACAGATGAAAATGCCTCGTCTGCCTTTCTTGTAGGCTTCATTCAGAATGTAAGCGGCTGTGATTGTCTTGCCGAATGAGCAAGGTGCGGCTAGTAGAGGTCTTTTGTTACCTCTAGCTAGTGATTCCCTTAACATCTGAACCGCCTTTTCTTGATGCGGTCTTAATTGCATTATGTTCTTCCCATAGTATTTTGAATGCTGTTGCACACTGTAAAGGTACTTGTCCGTTACCTAACGCTTTAAGTCTGTGTGGTGCAGAGGCCACCCCATGAGCCACTCTACCCACACAGGGTTCAGCTTTCCACCAGCTCGCATTGATAGGCTGATCTGCTTTCCCTTTTGTATTCTTCTCTGCACTGCTGGCGTGTCCATATTGCCTCGATCCCGATTGTCGCTCGCATTTGGAGTCGGCCACCATCCTGACCTTCTCACCATTGATGGACTCATCTGATTCGCTGTTGCAGTTGGGGTATGCAAGTAACCACCATCTGCCTCTGATGTGATTAGCACCAATTGCGGAAGCGGATATACAACGCCAGACACAATCGTAGCCTCTGTTGGCAAGATCTCCAACGACTGTTCTGAGCATATTTCCGTTGTCTCCACTAACGATTGCTGAGACATTTTCCAAGAACAAGTATCTAGGCTGTACCTCGTCTGCAATCCGTAAGACCTGTCTGTAAAGTCCCGACCTTGTATCTTCACCAACGCCTCTTTGACTACCGGCTTGGCTAATATCTTGGCAAGGGAATCCTGCATGAATGCAATCCACTCGTCCTTTGTATTCGGATGGATCGAACAATCTAACATCTCCTTCCCACACTGACATTCCGTCAAACCATCCGTCTGAGACTCTGGCTCTAAGGACTTCGCAAGCGTATTTGTCCCACTCGACAGCAACGATTGGTCTGTGTCCCAAAATGAGGTCTGCGAGGATTCCACCACCTGCTCCGGCAAAGAGGTGCATTGTTTTGAGTTCTTCATTCATTATCGCTCCATTTTCTCATCATTCTGTTGCTAGCTTCTTAATGCACGATCCTTTCCAGATCACACCAACTGTTTCATCAGATTCATCTCGCATTCTTGGGTCTTTTATAATTCTGCAATCTGATATTTCTTCTCGCATTTCAACGTAGAAAATTCCTTCATTATGCCTACTCAAGAAATAAACTGGTATACCACCTGCCGCATCCGCATACATGACGCAATGCGCTCGCTTATGTAATGAAAGGACCAGGTCTTGGAATCGATAGAAATCATGGTTATACCTGCATTTAACTTCAGCCAGAGCAACAACGTGTTTTCTGTTATCTTCTCCGATCCTGTACAGCGCGTAATCGATCCTTTCCCGATCAGCAAGTTTGAAATAATCGCACTTAGCCCATCGACAAAACGCAGTGATGACATCTTGTTCGTTCTGTTCATCGGCTTTAGTAACACCGACATATTTTCTTGGATCAACTTCCCACATTTATTCCGGCCATAGTTGTCATTTAGAGGACGTAGGGTGATCCCTGTCCATCCGATACGCTATCGTCCATGCAACCTCAGTAATCAGCAGTGCTTTTAGTCGTGGGTATCTCGACTCGGTAGCTCAACCGTCCCTGCCCGTAGGCGGATCACCTCTAACGCTGTTTGTCCCGTCCTCAAAGGTTGGGTTGCAATCGTGCTTTTATGCGCTACTGCACACTGAGACAGTTTCAACGGACGGGGACTAAAGTCTTGAGAAATGTAGCGGATTCGCTACAATGAACCCTGTGCCGGAGTGCGGTCACGGGTCTTTTCTCCTGATCTTCAGTCCGGTTCGCTAGGATGCTTGCAACATCCGTCCGGCACATTTTTTAATCTACGCTTCTGGGTCTGATTCGTCAACTTCTACTTCGATGACTTTGACACCTTTGCATCTTGGACAACTAGGTTTCTCGTCTAAGTCCATGAAAAACCTATAATCACATTCGTTACAAACCATCTCTGCTTCAAAGTCATAGCTCATCCGTCATACTCCAAATCAGTTAATTTTTCTGGATATTCGCTTTCTGCTGCCTTCCATAAATCCTTGGCACAGACTTCTTTACCCATGCCATCAACTGAGATCAGCGACAATTCTTCTGGCTCAGTATAAGACGCAGGGTAGTATTCCCAGATACAAATATGTTCCTCGCAAGTGATGAAATCGTCCATCGAGGTTAAGAGGATAGATTGTTTGATTGCCATAAAGTCATCCTGTCTGTTATGCCAATATCTTAAACAGTAAGATTATGATGTCCTATTAGACCTTAGTCTAAGTTTTTTTGTGAAGATGCTTTTGATGCGTTTGAGATCATCAATGCTGTAATTCTTTGGTGTTTTATCTGTCTCAATACGATCCAAGAACTCTTGCCCATAACGCCACACGATACCCACACGCATCTTATCAATGTTTCCTGATAGATAACGGTTACAGTGCTTGCATTGGCCGAAAATATTATCCAACCGAAACCTAAGATGTGGTGCGCTTCCACGCGATCTGTAATGCCCTGCGTCATAGCCACCACCTAGCGATTCGCTTTTAAGGTTGCGTCCACATGAGATGCAGTCTTTGTTCCTGTCACGCCAACGTACATAGGCATTGATTGCTGCTTGCGCCTCTTTAGTCCACTGGCCTTTAGTTTTCAGCTTCTCTTTCTTAACGCGATCCTCTTGGCGTTTCTCGCGCCTGGTCTTGTCGGCTAGCTTGTCTGCGTTCTTCTGCGTGAACTCTTTCAGACATTCATACGTACAAAAAGCCTTTAAATCAGAAGTAAGGGCTAACTCTGCGTGGACTTTCTTACGACAGTTAGAGCATCGTCTATTAACGGCCTTCATTATTTGCCTTCAGTTGCGAATACACAGAGTCATCTGGAGTAATCAACAGCACACCTCTTTCAGCCCAAAACATATCAATCCGTTCCATGTACGCAAACATATCACCTTTTGATAATTTTGCTGTGGACTTCAGTTGAGCAGGTATTTCTGACGATCCAATGGTCTTAGGATCATCGTAGCCAAGGAAATCGTGCTTCATACGCATATGGATTTCATCAGTCGTAAAGTCTGACTTATTACGTCTATTTAGTTCATCCGTGATCTGAGCAATCCATACCCAATATAAAGCGTTCTGGCTTAACGTCCTATTTCCTGCCTTGCATTCGATCTTGAGCCATCCATTCTCAGACAGCATATGCTTCATCACTTGATAGGCGTTATCCAGTGCGCCTTCATGCGTGATGACAAACTTTTCCGAATCTTTCATATCGCCCCTTTTGCATAGTATTTCTATGAATATGTTTCCATTTTTATGCGCGTAATAGTGTTACATTCCACATTTTTCTGCGGATGAATATATGTACGAAATTTGTCTCGAATTCGACACATAGAAGCTCATATGTTGCTTATGTATACACTTATGATGCTTTTTTGCATCATTCACACGATAAGCAACATATATGCGTCCATGTTTTCATGTTCACAATCTTGCAAACGTGAGACTTGGTTATCTCAAACTTATCTGCGATCTCTTGCAGTTGTAGCCCTTCATCACGCAATGCATGAATCAAGGCCACATCCTCAGGTTCAATCTTTCTTTTCCAGTGGTGTTTCCAATGGTTGTTCGGCTTTTCGATTGAATATCTTGTCAAAGTTATCTCCGAATTTCTTTTGATCTACTTTGCGTGGTCTGTCGCCTTTACCGACCAGGCTCACTCGCTTTGTCATGTTTGCCATTACATCACCTCTGCAATGAACTGATCTTTTGATTTGCCCGTATAGCGACTTGCACTGCCATGCTTCATATAAGCCTGAGTCACAGCATCATTCTCGCTATATGCCCTAAACACACCGATCAGACTATTCTGATACGTCACTCGATACAGTCTTATCATTTTTCGGCTTCTCGATTGCGTTTAACAACTTCACAGCAGCGTTTAGCTCTGCCTTACATTCTTTGTTATGACCGATTGATAACTTCAGATCGGCCATGCGGATATGACGTTTAATCTTATCCAACTCATGAAAGTTCTTACTCATCTTCTTCGTACTCCACTGCTTTTGCGTCATCGATAATCTGGACTTTGACCAGTTCCAAAACACCAAGCGTCTCAGGTACAGACAAGCTACGTTCTGCGCCCATTTCGTTGATGCAGTCCAAAATATCCAGTGCGAGTTCTTGCAGGTGATTCTGCTTGAAATGCCCATGAAAGACGTTCGTCATTTTGCGTATTTCCTAAGTTTGTTTCGCTTAATGTACTCAATCGTGGAAGTCGTAACACCGAATTGATCCGCTATGGATGGGTTCGATACCTTACGCCATTCCGTCTTGAGTCGTTCCTGTTCTGCTAACAACTGGCAAATGTTTTCAACATCTTCTTCAGTTAGCTTGTATGAAGTCTTATCCATCGTAAGCCTCAATGCTATACTAGCCACACCTCTATCGCTCCAGAGGTAGCCCCCGATTGGGGGCTTTTTTATGACTAGAAAGGAATGGAATCATTCACCGTTGTAACGTCTGGCGTTATAGCTTGTGGTGCAGATTGCACTACATTCTGATCTTTAGGCGTGTAAGCCATTGAGAAGAACTTCTGGCCGTTCTTAGATTCTTTAACCCAAGCACTAACCCAGAACTCTTGCCCGTTGATCTCACAGTTACCCGTGTATTCAGGCTGTCTTTCATCTGTGCGCTTGTTGTTCTTAAACAGTGCGCCACGCAGATTGTTATCATACTGATTCACTAGCTTTCTCCTTTTTACGAACCACTTCTTCTCGACAAAGAACGATACATTCCTGCAATCGTTCCATTAGCATCGGATCAGGCGGTGACTTAATCAGCCGCTTCCTGATCTCCTGCAATACTTCAATGATGTGTTCTGCACCTTGTTGCGTCATAGTCGCTCCTTTATGTCAGCCACTTCTTTCTCGATTATCTGGCAAGCATGAGTCACCAGGCGTTCAAGTTGGTTGATATATTCTTCATCACGATGAACACGGATCAGCAGATTTGGCATTTGCGGATGATACGATAGGAAGTCCCACCATTCTCGCTGTGTAATCCATAAGCAGCCCATGACTTGAGCTTTATACTCTGCCGGTAGTGTTCCTTTCCGTAGATACTTAACATGAGTTGATGGAGCAGGGCATTTAATCTCAAGCCCACCTGCATCACCAACCAATCCATCAGGTGACACACCGCATCTAAGAGTGTCGTGCATACAGAACCCAACTTCAGTGACTTCATTATCTGTCTCCAGTTCGTAGTTCATGCGAGCAATCGGTTCTAATTCATTGCCACGTTCCATCCATTCGGTTTTCTGCACAAACGTAGATTCGCCAGTGATACATTCTGCGATCAACTGATTGATGTACGTCTCAGCAGATGATGATGGTGTACCACTGGAAGTTATCAATTTTGCGAACCCAGAACCGCTAGGACAGCCTAATCGAGCCTGTAACCACTCATGTGTGCCTTGCTCTAAATCAAGTATTTTCATTGTCTGCGATCCTCTGTAAAACGACTTGTGCATGAGCAATAAACGCATCATGCAAAGCAATATCTACCTTACTGAAGGTCTTTGGGCTTGCTTGCTCTACGTCAGCAAAGAACTGATCCACGGACTGACCAACCGAATGGCTAGCCAGTCTGCGATGCAACTCCATAAAGAGAATTGCTGTTGATACATCACTTAGCATGATTTGCAGCCTTCTTCTGAAGCATTGCGAGTGCCTTGTCATAGTAACTTGCCTCCATCGAGTCTACATCGCTACAATTAAACACCGCGCAGAACTTACTGACATCGGCCTCAGTCGATGATAATAGCTCGTGTAGGGTCTGCGCTTGCTTGCGTGTTATTTTGCCGACTACGGGCTTCTGTGTGCGTCCCATAGCACCTTCTGCATCGTCATCAACAGCAGGGATTCCTGCCATTGCCTGAAGTGCATATCTACGGGCATATGTGATAGCCGATCCTGCTGATTGAGGATCAAGTCTTGGTTCAACTACACCGTCTTTTTTAACGAAGCCCAAAGGCAACGTGTAACCACATTCAATCCATTCGCCAGACTCGTGCATCAAGCGTGTAACTACGCCAACGCCTTTATCGTCATTGATAGGGAATTGTGTGTACGCCAGACCGTATTTTGCGAACGGCTCTTTGATTGCGTTGATAACCGATTCCAGATCGGCATATCGGGACTTGAAGTACGGATTTGCAGAGTCTTTCACTGCACCAGACATTTCAGCCTGTGCTTTAACTAAAGCAGCAGACAACTTTGCAATAGATTCAGATTGGTTCATATCATCGCTCCTATGTAATGAACACCACTATATTAAGTCTTATGTTTTTTTGTTGCAAAGGTTAAACACTAATACTTTAGTCGAATAAAAAAAGGCCACGATCCTTGTGGCCTGAATGGGGGTAGTCGGAAGTGAGATAAGGGAATCTCAGGTGCATTTATAACAATTTATCCTAAGAGTGGGCAAGCCCAACTGGACAAATGTTTCTCGCAACCAATCCATGATCCTTATTAAAGATCATTGAGTGCATTTCTCTGGCGGCAAAATAAGCGTGTGATGCAGCCCACGCATCTGATGGAGCGAGTGTATTGAATGACTCCACTTTACAGCCGTTGAACTCTTTCAAGACCTGATGGTGGATATGTCCTGTCAGCCAATGACGATAGACTGAATTGCCCCAGTCTTGAGGCCATAGAGAAGCCATGACGTTAGGTAATGATTCCATCTTGACACCATCGCCATGCGTGACACCGATCAGAACTTTTCCAAACACATAGGAATGATATTTGGCAGGATCAACGATCACATTGACGCGATCCTCATTCTCGAAATACAGACTTAATGCTAATTGAATCCAATGCGTTGAATCCTGGTCATGGTTACCTGCGGCATTGATAACTGTCACAGTCTCATGCTTTTCCAACATTCTGCGAATGGCATGGATCATTGACCAGACAAAGACTTTGATGATCCGGTAATACCGTGAATCAGCGTCTAGGAGATGGCCCGATTGAGGCGTTTTATTTGTGCGGTTATCGATGTGCAGAGCATCGCCCACATTAACAAACAGTGCTTCTTGCGTTGGTGGTGCAGAATTAACCAGATAATCGACAGCACCTTGCATAATGCGATATGCAATTTCCGAATCAAAATCAGCAATCTGAGTTTCATCTTTATCCGTGTACAGTCCAAAATGAGCATCGCCCATAACATATGCCGCGAGACAGTCCTTTTCGCTGAACCCAATGTGATGCACT